CAGCGCACACTGGCCGGAGAGCCGGGCAACCTGCCAGCGGTGACGGGAGCGCAGGGTCCGCGCGTGCTCGGCGCCATCTACCCGGCGTAACCCTCCATTTGGTCCTGCAAAAGAATACGGGGGCTGTAATGCGCCACTTAAAATGAGATTTTGCGCCACTTGATTTGAAATGGCTATAAACCCGCCTTTTGGGGCAGTTTATAGGGCATTTTTTACCGTCCGCTCAGGGGCTTCATCCGGTAGTTGTCGATTAAAAGCTCGGTCACCAGCTTGTCCCTTTTGGCTGTGCCCAGGCTATAGTGGGTTGTCACGGACCTGATGCGGAAGCCGGAGAACAGCTTGCGGATCTCCGGGGTGTCGTTGATGGACATGATGAACTTGCCCTTCAGCTTGCGTAAACAGGCCGCCAGCGTTGCGAAATCGCTCCGCTGGAACAGACCCTTGCCGTAGTGGTTCTCGCAGCCGTAGTACGGCGGGTCGATGTAGAAGAAGGTGCCCGCCCGGTCGTACCGATCGATCAATGTCGCGAATGGCATGTTCTCGACGTAAACCCGAGCCAGCCGGAGATGCGCTGCGGACAGGTCTTCCTCGATCCGCAGCAGGTTCAGCTTTGGCGGTCGATCGGCCGAAATGTCCATCATCGGCGACCATAGCTGGGAACGGAATCGGGTGCGGATCAGGTAGTAGAACCGCGCCGCCCGCTGGATGTCGGTCAGTGTGGTCGGGTCCACGCGCTTCAGGCGCTCGAACTCTTCCCTCGAGACCAGCACCCACTTGAAGTAGCGGATAAACTCCTCCAGGTGATGCTGGATTACGCGGTATAGCGCGACGAGGTCGAGGTTGATGTCATTGATCACCTCGATCTGGGATTCCGTCTTTTTAAAGAGCAACCACGCCGCGCCCGCGAATACCTCCACGTAGCACTTGTGGCTGGGAATGAGCGGGATGATTTTCCCCGCCAGCAGCGACTTGCCGCCCACCCATGAAATGATGCTTTTTCCGTCTGTCGCTGTCGTTACTTTTCGCATTGCGAGCCTCTTGATTTTGGTCTTCGTGCTAGGCTCTCTCTGCCGCGTACGTGGCAGGGGGCCTAGTCCTGACTCGCTGGTCTGGTCAGCGGGTTAAGGGGCCGGCGCGATGTTCGCGCATCGCGTCGGTCGCCCCCTCTTTTTCAGTGGTTGCCGGTCTCCATCAGCAGTGACTCCCTTTCGGGTCGAACGGGTTGAGCAGGTTGCCGCAGATGAACGTCGCCACAATCCGCCGGCGTGACTCGGCCGGCAGATCCGCACGGATTCGCTTCAGCGTCCCCGTCAGCAACACATCGCGCGGCCGCCACCAGGCAAGCAGGCAAAAGTGCAGGTTGAGCAGGGCGTCGCAGACCAGGCCGATGGGCAGCACGATCCAGTAGGCGATGAACCGGGCAAAGCCGGTCAGCTTGTCGCGGTTGCCGGCAAGGGTCATCACCGCCAGATACAGCACCCAGGTGGCGATGATGAAGGCGATGTCGTAGCCGATCCATTTCAGGACGGTCAGCCCGGCGGCAGTCACAGCTTCGCCCTTTCAACGCGGATCAGGTCATCGACTTCCTTGCATCTTTGATATAGCCGTGTTTCCTTGAACTGCGGGAACTGATCTCCGAAACCGATGAAGAACTCGCGCAGGGCGCGGTGCGTGATCGGGTTGACACGCTCGATAGATAGAATGGTCTTGACTGGCTCAGGCAGATTGTCGGCAACCGGAGGCCCATCATCCTCATTATCAACAACAATCAAGTCGCCGCCTTGTTCGGCAATCGTCCTGAAAATTTCGAACTCAGGGAACGGCGCAGGAACGTCGATTGTTCTTGAGTGCGCTTCGCGCGCTGCCAGATATTCTGCAAGTTTTGCCCTGAACTCCGGCTCCGGGCATGGAAGCTGTGACTTGTTGACTAGCATCTCACACTCCTTGTTCTTAAGTTTTAATAATCTTCAACACCACCGCAGACGGTTGCAGGTTGTTGTGTGCGCCGCCACCGCCTTGCGATGAAATAGTGTGCGTGTGGTCTGAAGAAACTGCTGCATTATCTGCGCTGGGGCCAATGTCGTTTATATCTTGCGCAGATGTGACGTTTATAAACATTGCTTGACTCGAACCGCCAGTAATACCGCCGTGATTATGAGAGGGCATCTCTCCTACCGAGAGCGTATGCGTCTCAGAACCTCCGGTATTTCCAACAGAATTACCTAGCGTTCCTGTTCCTGTTCCGCCAGAACCAACAGCAACGCGGCGGCGAAAATCTGGCAATGTGAACGTAGTCGAACCATCGCCGGCACCCCAAGTCGTTCCGATAGCGGCGAAGAGCGCTGCATAAGTCGTTCGGCTTACGTTTGCTCCATTGCATTGCAAATAACCACTCGGGACGGCGGTGCCGGCAAAATCCACTATCGTTCCAGGTTGAACAAACTGTGCACCATCAATCCCAGATAAATCTGTCAACGCTGCGACGACGTTAATGCCATCGCATAAGAGTATTGCACGCTTGCCTTGCGCGACCACGATGCCGCTGCCGGCGGCGGTCTTCACTGTGACCGTAAACGCGCCACTGGTGTTGTTATAAACTTCCCACTGCCACTCGGTTTCATCCACGATGACATTAATATTGCCGGTCAGCACCCCGGTCAGGATCAGCTGATGGCAGCGCTGCTCCAGCGCGGTCAGCGTGACGTTCGAGGCGCCGGCGACCGACTTGCTGACCTGTCGCGGCAGCGACAGCCATGCCGGAAAGCCGCAGCGGATTTGGACGTTGGCGTTATTCCAGTTCACTGCGGCGCCGCCGTTGCTGCTGGCCACGATATGCGTGCGCTGTGCGCGGTTCGGGCCTGACACGTAGGTGTAAAGCCCGGCCTCCCAATTGATGCCGTCCGTGACGTATCCGGGAAAATAGTTGTTCGCGCCGATGACCGACAATGGCTGAAACCCGGTCGATGCGCCGGTCACCGTATATTCGCCGGTTCCAGTGATGTTCGCGTTGTCGAGGACGCGCTCTTTTGCGATCATTTTTGCCATGTTTAAAGTCTCTCTTTAACCGTGAAGCGGTTGCGAAAAATCCGCGCGTTCTGGTGGACCAGCGGCTGCAGCTCGGTGAGCAGCCCCCACACCGACTGCTCGGCGAGGTAGGCGCTGGTCAGGCTGTTCTGCACCACCAGCACGTCCCGCACCACGCCCGCGGCGCGCGCGAGGGCAAACGCGTTGTCGTACATCTCCGCTTCGTTCATCCAGTTCAACTGAAAAGTCAGCACGCGGCGCTGCGCGCGCACGTCCGGGAAGGATTGTCCGCCGCGCGACTCATCCACCGGGCTAGGATCCATCGTGGCGATCTGCCAGCCATACTCCTGATTGCTCGACGGCTGCCAGCGCGGGCCGAGGAACACGCGGCCCACCTGCAGGTTGTCGGCGAGCGTCGCATCGGCAATGTCCAGCCGCCAGTAGCGCGCCGTGGTGGCCGTGAAGTCGTGATAGCTCGCGCCGTACCCCGTCTTGGCCGTACTGCCCAGCGCGCCGGTGTCGAGCAGCAGTGAGGAGAGCGCCGCGGGATCGACGTCCGACGCGCGCAGCCGGATCGTCGCCGCCGCGCTGATGTTCGCGCCGATGATGCCCAGCAACTGGCATTGCAGCGACGCCCGAAGGTCAAAGGTCAACGCTGCATCCTTCACGCCTGGCGCGGTATGCCACCGGCGCACCACATGCGGATGCTGCACGTTGGCCCCCGGCAAGGTCGTCAGCTCCGAGCTGGCCGACAGCAGCGCATCGTCCGCGCGGTTGATCCAGCCGATCAGCATGCGCGCCTTTCCGTCACACGATCACCCGCAATTCGGTCTTGACGCCGCGCGCCGCATGGCCGACCACCCGCGCATCGGCACCGAACTGCAGGCGGTGCCGCGGGTCCGACAGATGCACCACGCTGCCGATGTCGGCGAGGAGGCCATGCAGCGGCACGGTGACGCGGAGCAGCCGCCGTGACACGCCCCACAAGGAAAACAGCCGTGCCGCTTCGGCCTCGGCATCCGCGGCATCGCGGAACAGGGCGGGCCGTGTGCCATAGTCGCGGGCTAAAAGATGACGGCTTTTAATGGCAACGTCTTCGCGCGCAGCCACGCGGTGCGGCTCCGCGGCAAAACTCCGGTCCGCATCGGTCGCCAGCGCCGCCAGGTCGGGCTGCACCGTATAGTTGCGCCCCCAAGCCACAGCGACCCGCCACGCAATCGGGTCCACCGCCGCAGGCAGCGGCTCGCGGGAGAGCTCGATGATGTCCTGGTTATTAAACGACGCCGCGGGCGCGCCGTTGGCCGCATCGATGATCGCGGTCGTGAAGGTGCCTGTGCGCGAGAACCCGCCGAACGCGCCGATGCCGGTCAGCAGTTCGTCCAGCACTTCCGCTGCCGTGACGCTCTCCGCGCCGATGTAGTAGCCGACAGGAGCGATCGCCACGCCGTCGAGATTGGCAAACGCGGTCGTGTCGATCTCGCTGGTGTACAGTTTTGAAGCGAGTATGCGCTGCGCGATCACCGCCGTGCGGTCGGTGTAGCCGGCTGGCGGCGCGTCGCCTTCCACGTCGCAAGTCACCTTGCCATCCGGCGCGGCACCCAGCCTGAACGTGCCCGTCGCCAGATCCGGCTGGTATTCACCAGGCGCCGGCGCGCCGAGCACCCGCGTCAACGCCACGCCGCGATCCCGCACCGCGGGCACGTCCTGAATCGCACCGTCGTGCACCTGGTAAATCAGGTTCACCGCATCGACCAGCACCGGGCTGACATTGGCCACCGCGCCCCAGCACAGCGGCTTCGGCTTGCCCTTCAGATCCGCACCGCCGTCGAGCCCGCCGGTGCCGCCGTAGGTGTTCGACTGCACCGGCAGCTCCAGCCGCGCCATGCCATCGGAGAGCTGGATGCGGAAGCTGTCGTCGGTCACCGTCCCGCGATCGAACACACCGCTGAAATACAGTCCGAAGTCGGCATAGTCACCATCGGCCGGACCGATCAGCACGCGCACCGGGCGACCGTCCAGCGCGTACTGGTCGAGCAGTTCGTCCAGCGCGCCGTCCGCGTTCGAGAGAGTCAGTTCCGCGGAAACCCGCGCCAGCCCCGCGACGCCGTCACGACCGATGATCGCGCGCGACACAGCGACGTCACCCTTCAGGCGCGGCTCGTAGTGCAGCCCCAGATCCAGCCGCGTGTAGCCGTTCGAGCTGTAGCGCAGCGTCTGCACGCCGCCCGCGGATACCGCCGCAGCGCTGCCGAAACCGGACTCGCTGAAGGCGTGGTCGCTGAACGCGCCCGACACGCCGCCGCTCGCCGCCAGCGACAGCGCCTCGATCTCCACCAGAAAACAGCGCTCGATGCCGATTTTGGCCAAAAACGCACTGAACGCCGAGGTGTCCAGCGGTGTGAAGCCATGCTCGCCAAAACCGAATTCGCCGAATGCGCCGCCGCTGAACATTATGCGGCCTCCCGCAGGCGGCGCTGCTCGGCCAGGATCTCGTTGAGTATCGCATTCTGTTCCGCGAATTGCTTTTTTAACTCCGCGATCTGATTCTGTGATGCCTCGATCACCGACACGTCCACGTCGCGCAGGATCTCGGCCTGAATGCCCTGCTGCTTCGCCAGCAGCTCGTTCAACTGCCGGTTGCCCTCCAGGAACAGCGCTTGGAATTCAGGGCCGGACGCGCCGACGTCGCGGCCGATGGTCAGCGCCTGCTGCAGCACCGAGCCGAAGCTGCTGACCGCGGTGAGATCGCCGCCCATCCCGCGCTGGTAGGTGTCCTCGAGCAGCGAACGCGCCGCGCCCAGCCGCGACAGCGGCGACTGGTAATCGGAGACCGCCAGCGCATTGCGCGCGCTCTCCAGGCTCGTGATGCCGAGCTGCCCCGGCAGTCCGCGCACCGCGCCGGCCAGCGCCTGCGTCTGCCGCGCTTCGGCGACCCGCAGCTGCTCCTGCACCTGCACCAGCCGCACCAGCGTCTGCGTCGCGGATTCGTTCGCTTGGGCAAATTGCCGCAGCCTCGGCATCAATGTCAGTGCAATTTCGTCAGAAATTCCAGACAACGCCTGGGTGAATTGGGCGGTGAACTCCGGCAGCCCCTGCCCGACCATCGCGCCGCCAGAGAACGCCACTGTGCCGCTAAATCCACTCAGCTTGCCCGTGTCTAGCCCTAGACTGCTTCCGAGTTTCTCCATCGTCTCGAATAATGCGCCGACGACACTATTGAAGGACTCGTAGACTTGAGATGCTGATCCTGGGCCGTAGATGTCCGGCGCCTGTTGCCATCTAAACCCGGTCTTGCTGTTTCGAGACGTGCCGTAAAAATCTCCCTGGAATCCCTGCTTTGACACCAGGCCCTCAACGTCATAGCCGGTCCAGCTCGCCGGGCCGCCTTTACTGCCGCCGAACGCGCCGAGCATCGACGCCGCGGCGAGCGCGATGCCGACGTAAGGCAGTGCGGTGGAGATCGCCGAAGCACCGACGGCGCCGGCACTGGAGGCCGTAGCGCCCAGCCCGGCAAGACCGAATTCCCTGGTCTGCGCCGCGAGCAGCGCGGCCTGCGATCCGGCCGCCGACGACGACAGCCCCAGCGCCGTTGAATACGCGCCGGCACTGCTGAAAAGCCCGCCGGCCGACAGCACCGGATTGAGCAGGTCGCCGATGCCGGCGTTGAATAACCCGCCGCCACCGCTGAGACTGGCCGCGTTGCCGAGGCCGGGGATGCCAAGCCCGCCGAGCGTGGCGCCGACGGCGCTGGTGATCGGCGATACCAGGAACTTCACCACCGGCTGCAGGATGGTGGTCTTGGCCATGTTCTTCAGCGAATCAAAAAAATTGCGCGCGAACGATTTGCCGCCCTCGAAGCCGCGGAAGATCGAGTCGGTCAGGCCGCGCGCGAGCTCGTCGTTGAAGCGTTTCTGCTCTTCGAGCATCTCCTTGCGTTTCTCGGCTGCGGCCTTCGCGGAATAAACCTCGTTGAGCTGCTCCCTGTAGCGCTGGTATTCGTTGGGGTCGAGGACGTTCTTTTTCTTCTCGAGCTCGAGCAGGGCGATGCGACGCTCGCGCTCGGCGTTCGACAGCCCCATCAGTTCGGTCTCCAGCTTTACGCGCTCGATTGCCTCATACATCGCCACGTTGGCCTCAGCCTGCGCTTTGCTGGCGTTCACGTTGATCTGCCGGATTTCCTCCTCAATGCGCGCATCCTCTTCGGCCAGCTGGAGGTAGTTCTTCCGGGCCTCGCTGGCGCGCTTGATCTCGACGATCTGTCCCTTCAGCGCCAGCACCTCGGCCGTCTGCGCCGCGGTCAGCTTCATCGTGCCGTCGGTGAGCTTGCGCACCAGCGCGTCGTATTCGTTGCCGTCGCCGGTGAGCTGCGCCAGTTCGTTCTGCAGCTGGGTGATCAGCTGCGCGCCCTGATTGTCGGTCTGCTTGGCGAATTTCGAGCGGATGCGGGCCTCGCCCTGGGCACGCTGCGCGGTGGTCAGGTTTGCCTGATTGGCCAGCGCGGTCCATTTACGCAGCTCGGCCTCCAGCTTCTCGTTGTCGGTCATGAACTGCGACATGAACTGGCGGGCTTTTTCCTGCGCGTCGAGCGCCTCCTGCGCCGCCCGCCGATTCTGGTTCGACGTGCTGACGACGCTGCGTTCCCCGCCGTAGTCAGGCGCGCCGGTCTCACGCATTTTCACGACGTTGAAAGTGCTATACCCGACCGTGAAGAAAGCCAGCTTGTCGAGCCAGTCGCCTGACTCGACCACATTTCTCGCGTCTTTCAAATACTTCGCCAAAGACGCCATCACGCCGGCCGCAGTGCCCCCGACCGTTTCGGTCTTCCCAAGGGCCTCCAGCAAATCATCCCAGCTGTTTTTCAGATCGTTGGAGGCGCCGCGCAGACCCTTGTTCATGGCCTCGGCCACGCCGTCGAGGCCCTGCGACTTCATCACATGCAGGATCATGGTGATGGCCTCAGCCTGGCGGCCGGTCTCGACCATTTCCTTGATCATGTTCTTCTGTGCCGCTGTGAAACTGACCCCGGAGCGGGTCAGCGCGGTCAGCCCCTGTTCAGGGTGCTCCATCGCCTTGCCGAGCTGGATCATGGATGACGCGAGATCGTTGCCGGTGAGTGCAGAGAGATTGGCCGCCATCTCCAGCGCCGGCTCAAAACTCTCGCGGCCCACCTGCTTGAAGGTGAGCAGAATGGCCATCGACTTCTTGATGGTCTCGTCGCTGATGCCCAGCCGCGATTGCATGCGGCTCGCCATCTTGTCGAGCTGGTCGCCGGTGAAGCCGGACGCATAGCCGGTACCGCGCAGCACGGCTTCCAGCCGCAGCTGCGCCTGTTCGGATTCCGCGGCGGCGGCAACCGATGCCTTCAGCGAAGATACGAGGGCGACGCCCAGCGCTGTGCCGGCCGCGGCGGCCGTAATCCTCACGCGGCCCAGCATGGCGACCTTCCGGTCGTAGGCGTCAATGGCGGCAATCGACGCCTGCACGCTCTGCCGCTGCGCTTCGGTCAGCTTGTGCTGTGAGGATTCATAGGCCAGCGTCTGCGCGCGGGTCATGCCCAGCGTGTCGGCCTGCTTGCGCAGCTGCTCGGTATATTGCCGTGCCGAGCGCTCGGCGCCTTCGTTGCCGCGCTTCGCCGCAGCGCCCAGCTCGCTGAACGCGCGCTTGCCGGACTCGACCGCAGCCTGCAGGTCGCGATTTTCGGCGGTAAATGTAATGCCGAGGACCGGCCCGCTCACGATTGATCCGCCTTCTTCCGGTTCAGCACTTTGAGGGCCGCGGATTCCATCACCTGCAGATCCGAGAACACCTGCTGCGGTTTACGCACGCGGCGCATGCGCAGCGCGGCGCGCACGCCGGGATAATCCAGGCCGAGGCACCCGCCGAGGGGGCCGGGGCGCCATTGTGTCGAGAGGCTCAAAAACACCTCCAGCGTGCTGAAATTTTCTTCCCAGACTTCAAAGTCGCCGGGCTGGTCATCGTCGATCCCGTTTCCGTATCGTGCGTCGATCTCGCCTTCCGGGACGCCCATGCGCCGCGCATCGTCGGCCGCCTGGTCTTCCCCCGCTTCGTCATCCTTGCCGCGCAACGCCGCCGCCCAGTGGCGGGCGGCGTCCGCTAGTTTTTTCTTGCGGCCGCTCTCCCGCTATGCAGCTCGATGTACGCCTTCACGAAGGCCGCTGCGACGAAAGCAATGCGCAGCAGCTCGTCGAGCGCCTCGGCGCTGAACGGGATGTCCTGGTCCTGCTCGTCCTTGAACTCGCCGGGCTTCCAACCGACCACCACGCGGCGCATCAGCGTCAGGTCGTTGCCGCCGGCCGCATAGATCGCGTCCTGCTCATCCTGCGGCAGATCCTCGAAGGTGACGTTGGCGATGTGCTCGCGCGTGGTGCCGCCCTCGACCGGGACATGGATCGTCAGCGGCCAGGTGACGTGGCGCTTTTTAATCAGTTTGAACATGCGTTGAATCCTTTTTAAAAAAACGGCGGGCATGACCCTGAGGGCAGCCCACCAAACACCGCTTTATTGGCCGGCGGTCCTGTCCGCCGGCCTTTATTCTTGGTGCAGTGACCTTGGTTAGTGCGTCGAAAACACAAATTCGTCGTTGCCCGCCAGCGTCGGCTGTATGCCCAGGTCCATCGTCAGCGTCGGCGTGCCGTCCGCTTCGCCCTCGCGCGGGTTGGTCAGCTGCACCTGGCCCAGGGCCACGATGAACTTGTTGCCGGCCGCCGTGCCGTGGGTGAGCGCGATCGCGCCCAGCGTCTCGTTGCGGACGATCGTGAAAAAGTCCTTGGCGGCGATCGTCGGCAGATCGATGGTCACGCTGCCGCGCACCTTGCGGTCGATGAAGCGGATCGATTCCGAGTTCGGCAGGTTCACGTACTGCATCACGTTACCGACGTTGATGCTGAGCGCGCGCAGATAGGCGGCGTAGCCGTGCAGGCTGAAGCTGGTGTTGGCCTTGTTGCACACCAGCGGCTTTTGCCAGCCCGTCAGCGTCGGCGCGACCGGGAAAGTGATGTCGGCGATGCTGCCGTAGAGGCCGACGAAGGTGAACCGCGCCATCGGCACGCCGCCCGCGTTGAACGACAGCTCTACGGTGCCCCGCGCGCCGTTCATCTTGCGCACCTGGCCGTCCCAGTAGAACCAGATCGTGATCGACTCCTCGCCGCTGGTCACCGGCTCGTAATCCACCGGGCCGGTTGTCGGCGTCACCGTCTCGGCCATCGCGCAGGCGCGCAGCAGTGCGGCGAAGGCCGGCACCGTGTCCACGCCGCCCGCGCCGGCGAGCTGCACGTCGAACTGCATCGACATGGTCTGCCCGGCGATCAGCTGCTGGCCGGTGCCGAAGTGAGGCAGCGCCGGGTCGCGCTCGACATACTGCGGCGCGATCGGCACGGCGCTGAAGTTGTGGACCTCCATCGCGTTGGCGCTGACGGTCGGCGCCGGATCGGTGCCATAGACCGACTCGATCTTGGCGGTGATGACCTTGCGTTTGGCTTTCATTCATCGCTCCCGGTTGATTTTCTTGCGGCCGCGGGCTTCCTCTGCGGCACTGCTTCGGCGGCCTGCGGTTCGGAGTCCGCCGGCCGGGTCGGTTCTTCCACGCGCACGCGCTTGCCGTCTTTCATGACGTAGCGCCCGCCGGTGCCGTGATGGGGGTCTCTGTCGTGAACGTTCTGGTTCATCTCAAGTGCTCCTGACGATGGTTCTGGTGATGAAGTTGTCCTGCCACCACAGCGTGTAGTCGTTCATGCCGAGCAGCTGTCCGCTCACGTACTCGCAAGGGTCGAACCCCTCGTATGGCTGCCAGCCGTGCAGCGCCGTCAGCACGGCCAGGCGCAGCGCACGCAGGTCCTTGCTCGACTCCTCGCCGCGCGCGTCGCGCAGGTTCTGTGCCGCGATGACCACGCCGAACGTCTCCGCCACCAGCTGCTGCGTGACCTCCGTTCCGGTGCGGTTCTCCGGCGCGCGGGCCGAAGCCGTGATCACGAAAGCCGCCGGCGTGCGCCGCAGATCGGCCGCGGCGCGTGCAAAATCCACCGAGCCCTTGACGTCCTGGAACGCCCTCACCTCGGTCTCGAGCCGGGCGATCGCCCACTGCGGGTCGAAAATCAGGTGCGGCATCAGTAGTCGGCCAGGGTTTCACGGGTGAACTCGCGGTCGGGGCTGCTGGTCTGCGGGCCGCCGGACACCGACGGCGATTCGGACGAAGCATCCACGCCGATGCTGATCTCGCCAGCCACCACGCCCTTGAGGAACTTCACCGCGTCCTCGTAGCGCTTGCGCACCGCCTCGCTGACGCGATCGTCGTAGAGGTAGTAACGCGTCACGTCGCAGGCGATGCGGTTGATCACCGAGGGCACGGCCGACAGCGGCAGCGCGAACTTCGCCGACAGGTAGCCGTCGATTTCCGCGTCCGCATCCGCCAGCGCCTTGGCCACCACGGCCGGATCGATCGCGCCGGAGCGCGCGCGGTCGGACAGCTCGATCAGCTCCTGCTGACCGAAGCGGTCGACCAGATCCTGCTGGGTGGCGTAGGGCATGGCCGCGGCCGGTTATTCCTGTCCGGGCTGGTTGCCGGGTTTCTTTTCCGGCTTGACTTTCTTGTCCCCGGCTTCCAGGTCGCCGGAGGCGAGCAGCGGCGCGGCGTGCTTTTCGCTCATCTCGACTTCGGCGTCGATCTCGTAGCGCTCGTCGCCGAACTTGATGGGGGATTTAACGATGAATTTCATGCGTGCCTCCGTGATGGGTTTCGATGGGCTTATCAAAGCCCCGCCCGAGGGCGAGGCTTCAATCAGACCACCGTCGATCAGGCGACCGCGGCGCTGATCAGGTAACCGGCATCAGCGCCGGCGATCACCGGGGCGTTCTCGTCGGTTACCGGATAGATCCAGCTCTTGGCGTTGCGGTCTTGGTACGGCGACTCGACCGCGGGAAAGCCGCGCAGCTGGTAGGTGTAGCCGTAGCTCGGCAGGCCCATGTCGCGGAGTGAGCCGATCTCGGTGTAGGCCAGCACCACGAACTTGCCCCACACGTCCACCAGCGCGGTACCGGCGGCGTTTTCATACACCGCGTCGCCGACCCGGACTTCCTTCAGCCCCCACAGGGCCGCCAGCAGGTCCGTGGTCACCGAATCGCGCCCGGTGTATTTGATGCGGTCGAGGATCTTCGGGTGCTGCCTCAACTTGGCAAACACCGCGGCGCCGATCACCGCCACGTTCGGGCGGCGGCCGATCTTGGCGCGGATCGCTTCCTTGCCGGTTTCGATGTCACCTGAGGGGTCAGACGTGCCGCTGTAGTCGCTCCACTGGGCGGCGCCGGCGAGCGTGATCTTGTTCGACGAGCCGTAGTTCGCCGCGGTCGTGGCCAGCACCGCCTGCGCGTATTCCTTGCGCAGCGCGATGATGTTCTGCGTCTTCATCACCGCAACCATCGCCATGTCGATGCCGGGCACCTGGTTGGCGTCCTGCATGATCTCGAACGGCACAGATCCTTCCAGCGCGTTCTGCTCCAGCGCGAAGCTCGCACCGGTGTGGCCGAACTGCACGCGCTTGGTATTGCTGCCCGGCGTGCGGCCGGTGGCATACAACCGGAAGTCTTCCTTGCCGAAGGTGATGATCTTGCCGCCGCGCTGGTCGACCGGTACCGAGGGGAACAGTACGTCGCCGGCAAAATCGCCGTTCTTGTAGCCCTGCGCTGCCGTGGTCAGCACCGGGTCGATGACGCGCGCAGCCGCCGGCGTGATCGCCAGTGATACGCCGACCAGGTCCGGGGTGAGGTGAATCGCGCCGCACAACTGCGCGACGGCGACGAGTGCGACGACCGCAACCGCGATCATGAGGTGCTGCCGGTAAGTCGAGGATTTCATGTCTGTGTTCTCCTGGGTGACTCGAAAAAGTGTTGCCGCCGTTACCGTGCCGCTTAAGCGACGTTGGGGATCAGCAGTACTTCGATCATTTCTCCGGCGGCGCCTGCGGCCTGCAGCGCGATGCCGACCTTCGCACCCGAGGTCGCCCAGGTGATGGCGCGGCCCGAGGCATCGCTCTTCAGCGAGGCGCCGGCCGCAACCGCGGCGCCGGCCTCGACGATGGCGGTGCCCATCACGTCGACGGTGATCTTGTCGGCAGATACGCCGGCATCGCGCGCGACGCCGAGCGTGTTGGCGTCAGCCCCGGCCTGCGCGCCTGCAGGGGTGACGAAGCGGTTGGCGGAAACGGTGCCGGTGAGGGTTACGGGCAGCGAAAGTATCGGGATGGCTTGTCGGCTCATGGTTGTGGCTCCTGGGCTTGTTGTCTTCGGGTTTTAAGACCGATGCGTTGATGACGGGTTGCTGTTGACCGGCTACTGGCTCACTGCCTTGACGGCAGCGTCGTAGCCGGTGTTCGGATGCCGCTTCTGGTAGGCGATCGCCCTGGCGTGCAGCTCGAGCCGCGCGGCGTCGACGCTGTAGCCGGGCGGCGCCGCGAAGCTCACGCTGCCTTCGTCTTCGCCGGTGTCGGCGGCGGAGCGCTCGGCGAAATCCACCTGCCGGGGCAGCGCCTCGAGGAATCCGCGCAGCCAGGCGTCGGGGGCGACAGACTGTTTTTTGCTCGCGTCTTCGGGGTCCGCGAACTCGATCACGCCGGCTTCGTTCGGACCGGCCATGTAGGCCACGAGACCTTCCTGATCGCGCGGCAGGATTTTTCCGGCTTCGACCAGGTCGCCGACGAAATCGGCGATGGCCTTGCGCCGCGCCTTCTCTTCTTCGGCCCTGAGCGCCTTTTCGCGCTCGGCAAATTCGGCCCGAGCGCGGGCCAGTGCCTCCTGATCGGCCTTGAGTTTCGCTTCCGCTTCCAGCTGCTCTTTGGTTTTCATGTCCGGCTCCTGTTCATGATGGGTTTCGGCATAAGCGGCGCCGACGGCGTTGTCTCCGGGCGCGGATTCGATGTCATCGATGAGATACGAGGGCAGCACGCGGTCGGCTTCCTCGATGGTGTTCTTGCTGATGACCCACTCGCGCAGGTTGCGCAGCAGCGTGCCGAGCGAGCGCATGCGCCAGGGCACCGGCTCTGAAAACTCGATGACGCCTTCCTCGGCCTCGGCGAAGCTCGCCGGTTTCAGGCCCTTCACCGCGGGCGCGGCGGCGCCGAGAAAGCCGATGTGGCGCAGGTAGTACGCCCCGGGCGCGGGATTGTTCGGCGCGCCGGGCAGGTAAAAGCTCGCGCTGATTTTCTTGAAGCGGCCGGCGTTGACCATCTCGGCGAAACCGGCATCGACCTGCCAAGGCTCGGCCACCAGCTGGCCATCCGTGAACGCCAGCGACTTGGTCCAGCCGTACGCCGGGTCGTCCATCTTCGGATGCCCGACGACGAGCGGCGCTTCATGCTTGGCCGGATCGTAGGCGGCGGCGCAGGCCTGCAGGTCGGATTCGGTGAATTCGATCGCGGGACCGTTGACAGGGGTGTGCCGGCCGGGCTTGAATATGTGCAGGACTTTCACGATTGCGAGTCTCCTGTAGTCGTCTCTGAAGGTCTTTTAACGCCGGTTAAAAAATCATCCCTGCCACCGGGCGCCGACCACATCGCCCATCGCGGCAACGATGTCCTGCTCCCAATCCGGCGGCAGACCGTCGAGCGGCAGCATCTCGCGCGGCGGGATCGTGACTTCCCTGGCGAACACCGGCTTGCCGTTGACCATGAAGCGCAGCCTGGCCTTCGGATCGGAACTTTTTGGACGGATCGTCGCGCCGAACTGATGCACCGGCGCGTATTCGAGGTTCGTGCCGATCACCACCGCATGGCCTTCGATGGCGTAGTCAAAGCTGCTCATCAGCAGCCCTTTGTCGCGCAGCGGCTGGCCGCCGCGGCTTTTCAGCGGCCGCCATTGCCGGCCATAGGGATCGGTCCCGGTTGCGAACTGGATCTGTATCTTGGCCTTGACGACGCGGCCGACGGCATTCAAGCCCTCGCGCGGATCGCCGGCCATGCTCAGCAATCGGTCGAAGGCGGCATCGACCGCCCGGTTGTCGATGACCACGCGCGGCGCGATCACGTTGCCCTCCGGCGGCCGATGGCGTAATCTGGCAAAGGCGGGTGTGACACGGTGATATTCCCCCGGCCGTAGCACGGTGCATCGCACCGGAGCGCCATGCAGGGTTGCCGCAAAAGCGGAATGGGGGGCCCTGCCATCCGCCCGCTCATTTCTCGTCCCCCAGCAGTCGGCGCAGTTCTGCGTCGCGCTTGACCGCGTTACCGGACAGCCTGCGGAAACTGGTGAGGAACAGCGCCTTGCCGCTGCGCGTGGCCTTGACCACCGTGACGTAGCCGGCGTCCTCCAGCACGTAGACCATCGACAGCTCGCCGTCCCGGAACGCGCGGCCGCGTTCAACGGCTTGCTGAATGAAGGCGTAATCCGCCTGCGCGATGTCGGCATGGTGGCGCGCCTGTTTCCCGGCGCTTTCGGCTGACAACTGCACCACATGCACGGTCGCACCGATGCGCTGCGCGTCTGCGTCGGCCATGATGGCGATCGGGAACGTGCCCTCGGGCTTTTTCAGCCAGGCGCCGAACACCTCGCCGCGCACCAGGGCACTGATCGCCGCGGCCGCCAGCCGCGGATCTGCGGCTTCGAGCTTCTCGCGCGACAGCGCCAGTGCTTCGGCGCGGCGTGACGCACCCGGCGCATAGCCCCAGCCCGGATCGACGCCGGCCGGCACGGTGAGGACCTCGCCGGTGCGCGGGTTTATCCATTGACGCGTCTCCGAATGCGGCGCCTCGTCCGGGCCTTTTTTGCCCATGCGCTCGATGTCACGCTGCGAGAGCTGGATGACCGTGCAACGGCAGTTCCAGCCGTTCGGCGGCGTGTGCGTTTCCCACCAGGGATCGTCGGCGCGCAGCACCTTGCCGTTCCAGGCGCGATGCGCCGGGCGCGTGCGATCGTCCAGCACCGCCGAATACATCACGTAGGGCGCGCTGCGCGCGTTGTCCTCGATGCGCTGCCAGTGCCCGGCCGAGTAGGCCGTGCGCAGGTTGGTGTCGTAGATCGTGCGCAGCCGGCGCACGCTGCCGAGCTGGACGTCGACGACTTCGCCGCTGTCCGGGTCTTTCACCTCCGCGCGGCCCCACCAGCCGCGCTTGACCAGCTCCGGCCGCAGGTTGTCGATGAAGCGCTGGCGCGACCAGCCTTCGCTGATCGCGCGGTCGAGATAATCTTTCACATCAGACAGCAGATCGAGGTCCAGCATCTTCGCCACGGTGAACGCGCGGTCGTGTTCCTCGTGCAGCATGTCCTGCCAGGCGAATGACGCCTTCAGCCCCTTCTGGCGGAAGAACTCGACGGCCTTCTCCGGCGCAAGCGAGAAACTAGCCGCGATCGCCATCGGCGGTCATTCCTGAAAGCCGCGCGATGAAGCCGGCGCGCTCGAGCGACTCCACCAGTTCCTTGCGCGGCGGCGCCATCAGCAGTTCGGACAGGCGCTCGCGGAAGGTGACCAGGTCGCCGGTCTGCTCGGCAAACGCGATCAGCTCGTCGATGCGGGGGCCGATCATCTCCTGCCAGCGCGCGCTCAGTTCGCCGGCGGCCTTGTCGAGCGCGGCCTGTTCTGCCACAGCAGCCGACACGGCATCGCGCGCTGATTCGGCAAACGCCGCGCCTTCCGGGGACTGGCTGCGCGGCGCGCTGGGGTCCGGCAGCGATGCGGCGGCCTTTTTCTTCCAGCGCCCGCCGTACGTCTCGTTGACCTGATCGATGGATTCGTACTCATAACCCATCTCGTGCAGGTTCTTGTCGACCTCGGCGCGTTTGGCCAGGTCTTCGCCTTCGTCGATCTGGCGGAACACGCGCGGACATTCCGCGCCGGGGAAGTTCCACTCCGTGAGCCAGCGCGCCGGACCGGCGTTGAATGACTCGCACACCAGATCCGCATCGGACTTGACCAGGTCCTGGCGCACGTCCATCTGCACATCGGCCTTGTATTGGCCGCCGGCGGCTTCGGTGGTCAGCGTCTGCCCCAGCACCACCTTCGCGATCGCGGCGTCCATGCTGTCGTGCAGCTTCACGTAGTCGGCGGTACCCGATCGCGCGGCCTCGATCAGCTCGATGGCCATGCCTTCGGGCAGGATCACGCCGGCATCGGTGTTGATCGCGGCCAGCGCGTTCAACAGCCGGGTCTTTTCCTCTGGGGTGGCGCTGCCGGGGTAGCTGCCCTTGGCGGTGGGCTGTCCGAACTTTTCCAGGAAGATCATCCAGAACCGGATGCCGGCGCGCTTGAAGAACACCGGCCAGTAGAGCCAGTGCGCGAGACCGATGCCGTACGGATCGTCGTCGTGATCGGCGCCGGTGCAGAAGCTCCAGAACTTCCGCTCGGGCAGGATCTCGCCGGGGTTGGGCTGCGACGACGTCATCAGCCGCAGGCGCATGGCGCCGTCGAAGGCGAAGCGGCGGCGGTCGCGCACGCGGATCCCGTTGATGGTGACGTAGCGTCCCTCGCGGCCCCACAGCATCTCCGCCACCGCGTACCCGTAGAACACGCCGTAGAGCATGCCGTTGGTCACCGCGTCCCAGCGCACGCGCTGGAGCTGCTTCTTGAGGAACTCGGCTGCCGCCTTGTCGATCGCACGCTTGCCGCCCGGCTCGACCTCCCACGGCCGGGCGATCACGGCGAGCCGGCGCTGGGCAAAGGTTGACGCCGCCTGCGTGTCGCGCAGCACCTCGCGATAGATGTGGTAGTTGCCGGCGCCGCGCGCCATCAGCACCGGATCCTGCGGCGCGAGCTGCTGCATCGGTGATACGAAGCCGCGGGTGATGTCGCGGCCGTCTTGCGTCGTGGCGATCTCGCGCGACTCGGGCGCCGCGGCCGCGGCCTCGGCAAAGGATGCCGGCACCACCATGCCGGACGGGAGCTGGACGTAATCGGTCATTCAAAATCCTCCGAAATCATTGCCGCCGGCCACCGCGCCGAAGCCGGTGTCACCGGATATGGCGCGCACCGGCGCGTCGATCATGGCTCCGAGCCGGCGCTGGCCCGTGGACTGGTATTCGATCGGCACCGCCTCGCTGCGTGCTGCGGCCCAGGCCATCACGCGCGCGACGACGCGGTCGCCGTGGCGCTGCCCGCCGTCGCTGCCCTTGTCGGATCCCGCGTCCATCGTCGGGTAGCCGTTTTTGAGCACCACCCGGCGGTGGTCGGCGATCTCGTCCTCATCGCGCGGCAGCTCGATATTGCGCCCCTCGAGCGCGGCCTTGTAGGGCGGGAAGTTCTCCGCATACCAGGTCGGCGTCGCCATCACGCACTCGATGCGCGACACGCCGAACTTCTGCAACGCGGCCTCAGCGAGCTGCTGGCCGTTGCCGCGCGCATCGAACTTCGCGTGCTCGAACAGCGGCAGGTTGGCGATCAGCCACAGGTTGACCTTCTGCTGCACATCGAACGGGATGTTGCGCAGCTCGACGGTCAGCGTCGCCCGCCACTTGCGCGGCGCGATCTCCTGCATCACGCCCTCGACCGACAAGTCGCCGCTGCGGCCGAAATCGCGCCCCAGAACCGAACGAACATTCGGCAGGTTGTCGATGACCGGCTTCAGCACGTCGGCAATCCAGCGGTCGGTCTCGGCCAGGCGGTTGGGGTTGAGCGTCCATTCCGGCGGCTTGACCCAGCGAATGACGACACAATCGTCGGACTGGCAATGCTCGACCAGCGTGCGCGGCAGGTAGACGCCGCCGCCCATCGCCGGGATGCAGTCCAGCTCCTCGGCCGCGCCTTCGCCGTACTGGGCGCGGATCGCCGTGCGCCAGGCGTCGCGCGATGCGTACTTGAACCGCGCGCCCATGACCAGCTTCACGCGCTCGAACAGCCCGTCGTTCAGCGCATCGTCGAAGGTGGTGCGGTGCAGGCTGTAGGGCAGCTTGCCGGCGCGGATGTCCTTGACCAGCAGGTTGAACGGGTTGTCCTCGCCGTTGTGCGAGCTCAAGATGCGTACTCTTCCGCCCCAGATCAGCATCGCCATCGCGGCCTTCAAGAGGCCGGGCAGGTCATCATGGAACGCGGCCTCGTCGATGATGACCAGGCCCTGCTTGCCGCGGATCGACCGCGGGCGGGAAGACAAGGCCAGCACCTTGAAGCCGCTGTCGAAGTCGATGCGGAAGGCCTTGATCTGGCGCACATCGCCGTCGTCGGTGGTGTCCTCGAACAGCAGCTCCTGCATCGCGCCGGCCGCGCGGTTGAAGCTGCGCGCCCACATGGCGCAGTCGTCGATGAACTCCCGCGTCATGTCCTCGGAGTAGCCGATGTAGAGCGCGTCCATGCCGCCGGCGTCGGCCGTGGCGCCGGCCGTCAGCACCGCCACCGAGGCCGTGCACCAGCTCGCGCCGATCCGGCGGGACTTCTCCCAGACCGCCACGTCGGCCGGGTCGCCGACCCACGACTGCTGCATCGGCAGCAGGACGGCCGGCGCGGCGGCCGGCTGGACCGCCTCCCGGACGGCTTGGGCGGCGGGGGCCGATCCGGGCCGTTTTTTGGCGGTTACGGGCGCGTGGGCGGTTTTTGGGGGGTGGCTCGGCGGCATGGATAGGGCTAGGCGCTTTAAAGAGGCTTTAAAGAGCGCGCCTCGGCGCTCGGACGGGCAGACACCGCATCAAGGGGCTTCCGACGCAGCAGCGGCCGTTTTGGCGCGTTTTCGGCGGAATCGGCGCGGTGATCCTGATAAGTATCTGATTTATTTGAATGATTGTTGTAATGCTGCGACAGCCAGCAGCGCCGGCCTCGAGGACGGCCGCGTTCATGCGGCGATCCCCAGAATCTCGCGGCGGATGTGGTCGATCGCGCCGGCTGAGAGTCCGCCTTTCTTCGCGACCTTCGCCGCGGCATCGGCCGCGGCGGCGACACGGCCGCGGATCTCGATCTCGTGTTTTTTTTGGCTCACGGACGCGCGCGAGAGCGTGGCGACGTTCTTCGCGAGCTGGCTCAAGAGCTTCGCGCGGGCCATCTTCGACTGCTCGTCGTCCTTGCCGTCGGCCTGTTCGAGTTCCTGCAGGCTGACCAGGACGTTGAAGACTTCGGTCTGGATCATGCCCATCACCGCGCCGGAGAGCTGCCCGGCGTCATCCGGCGCCGCCTCCGCGATGATGCGCGCGGCTTCGGTGCTGGCCTTGATCGCGGCGAGCTTGCGCTCCAGGTTGCTGCCGTAGCGCTGGATGCTCGACTTGCCGATGCTGTAGCCGCGCTCGCGCAGCTCGGACTCGAGCGCGGTGTAGCCGGCGAAGTTGCCGGACACCAGCGCGCGGTCCAGCCATTCCTTGACGGCCGGCGGCAGCGTTTCGACTTTCGATCGTTTCGGCACGATTGCCTCAGCCCCAGTATTTTTTCGGCCGCGCGATGCCGGGCTCGGCCTCTACGGTGTATTCGACGAAGTCAACGCCGTGGCGCGTGAGGCCGGCGAGCCAGGGCGCGCCCTCCGGCCGCTTCAGCGTGACCAGGTGCCGGTCGGACAGGTAGTCCAGCTCGCGGCGCAGGTCCAGCGCGGTGCACTGCATCGGGATCGCCTGGATTGCGGACAGCACCAGCGATTCGGCCACAGCCTCGGGGCGGCCGGCGTTCAGCGCGACCAGGATGTGCCAGCGGATGGCCTCGCGGCGGGCTTTTTCCATGTCCATGTCTTTCAGTCCTTCTTGTTGCGCTCGAGCACCAGATCGAGGCGCGTGTTGAGCGAATCCAGCTTGGCGGTGATGACCGTCTCGAAACGGATGTGGTCTTCGCGTCGAACGTATTCGCGCGGCAGGTCGGCCTGCAGCTTGAGCAGCTCGCGCTCGACGCGGTGCCAGTTCTGCGCCTCCTGCTGCGAATTTTTCTGCAGCTCGTCAAACCGCGCGTCCCAGCGGGCAGAGGCTTCGGATCGCAGCTGCTCCTGCGCCCTGAATTTTTCGCCGAGCCGTTTCTCGAACTGGTCGAGCAGCACCTTGCCGAAAGCACCGGACGCGGCGAAGAACGTCAGCAGCAGCGTGATCATCTGCCACAGCTCGAGTTGCACGGTCATGTTCTTGTTCTCTCCTTGATTTCCTGACAGTCGATGCACAGCCGGACGCCCGGCAGCGCCGCGCGCCGCGCGGCCGGGATCTCGACGCCGCAGTCGGCGTTCTGGCAAAACAGCGCGGAGACGCCTTGCAGCGAGCGCGCCGACTGCGCCTGCAGCGCATCGCGCAAAAAGGCGGCTTCCTGCTCGGCGGCGATGTCGCAGATGTCCATCAGCGCGCCCTTACCGGCAGATCGATCGCGCGCACCAGCTTGCGGCCATCCGACAGCACCGCGCGGCAGCGCAGCTTGTAATCGTTGCCGTCGACGCCGTTGCGCACCGACTGCAGCACGTCAGCGGAAGCAATCGACGCCGCGCCGTTCAACATGGCGCCGGCGGAGGGATCGTTGCCCTTGATCACGGTGATCGTGACGTAATCGACCGCATCGAGCGTCGCCACGCCCAGCTCGCCGGCGAACGGAAAGGTGACGGTGATGATTTCGTCGGGGTCTTTGGAATCAGCGCTCATGCGGCTTTGAACTCCCGGCTTAAATCCTGCGCGGTGAAACGGCGGACGCTGTCCCGCGCGCCGAACGCACGACGCGGATCGCCAGACTGAAACCGGCGCGCGGCATTGCGGGCGCGGAACAGCCGCACGCGGTCGGCGGCGACATAACGCGGGTCGCTCTGCAGCGGCACGAAGTGGGTCAGTGTTCCGGAGGCGGCGACGTCACCCAGCGCCGCACCCGACAGCGGTATCGCGGTGACCAGGCTCGCGGATGCCAGGACTTCGCCGGCGGCGGCGCCTGCCAGGTCGATGCCGGTCGAGAGCGCCGCCTGCGCCAGCGCATTGATCAGCGCGGCGCCGTTCAAGCGGATTTCAACCGTGAGCGCGCCATTGCCGTTGACGACGGCCGCCGCGACGCCGGCGAGCGGAATCTGCGTGGTGAGTGCGCCGGCAGCCGTGGCCGCGGCGACGGCGTCTCCTTCCAGCTCGGCGCCAGGGCCGTTGCCGCCAGTCGTCAGGTCGCCGGACAGGGTGACGATTGCCGCCGCGGCGCCGGCCAGCGGGATCTGCGTGGTCAGCGCACCAGCGGCCTGCACATTCGCTGCCGCTGCGCCCGCGAGCGGGATGCCGGTGGCCAAACCGCCGGTCATCAATGCCTGCGCCAGCGCCGCGCCGTCGAGCCGGATCTGCGCGGTGAGGCTGCCGGTGGCCGCCGCCTGTGCCTGGGCAGCACCGTCAAGGTTGATCGGCACTGACAAGTCGCCGCTCATCGCGGCTTGTGCCTCTGCCGCGGCCGCCATCAGAATCTGCGTGGACAGCCCGCCCTGCGCCAGCGCCTGTGCGACGGCCGCGACGTTCAGGCGGATCTGCGCGGTCAACGCGCCGGATGCGACGGTTACGGCCGCCGCGACGCCGGCGAGCCTGATCTGCGTACTCAGTGCGCCTGCGGCCGTACTCACGACCAGCGCCGCACCGGCAAGCGGGATCTGCGTGGTGATCGCGCCGGCGGCGGACGCTTGTGCCTGGGCGTCACCGGCCAGCGCGGCAGCGCCGCCGCCGGCGGATTCGTCAGGAATCGCGCCGAGCGCGGCTTCCGCTATGGATGAAAACCCGAGCATGGTCAGTAATCGGTCTCGATATAGACGCGCGCCACTTCGATGTTGTGCGCGGCGGCCACCGCACCGTTGCGAACCTCCGCCTTCATCGCCATCAACGTGTTCGCCGCCGGCAGGTCCGTGGTGTAGCTCGTATCAAGAACGACAACGCCGGTGCTGATGTTTTCCACGCGCACGAAAAGCGTGGAGCTGTCACCGGGCCTGGCAAACATGGTCAGCTCATAGCCGCTGGTGGTATTGCGCGCCGCGTCCGATCCGAGGTCGACCTTGGTCGCGGTGCCGCTCCCGTCGTTGCGCATGAACTGCCAGTTACCGGTCGAAGAATCGCCAGAGTCATAGCCGACGCCGCACATATTGACCAGCGCCGAAGGCTCACCGGCCAGCGCGGCGGTCGATGCGCACAACCCGACAAAAGACTGGCCACCGTTGAGGTTGATGTTCTGACCAAAGCGCGCACGGAAGAAAAACCCGCCCTTCGATGCCTGGTTGCTCAGACACCATTGTGTGTAGCCGGTGCGCATGCCCGATGTGGTGCCGGCGGTCGTACTGGTCTGGAAACGTGTGCGACGCACGGTCTGCCAGAGGTCCTGGCTGCCGGCCGGCGCAGACTGCTGGTGCGATATTGTCGAGGCGGTGGTCAGCACACCGCCGATGACATTGGGCGCGGTGGTGCCGTTCGCGGGTGATGTATTAAAAATCGAGTTGGCGAAGAGCGCCGGCTGCAGCGGTGTATCAACACCCGAGGGTCCGATCTGCCGCAGCACGCGACGGCCGGCGATGGGTTTCGTGTAGAGCAGCAGCCCGCTGCCTGGTGCCGGCGGATCTGCCGACAGCTCGGGCACAAACATGCGGTCAGCCAGCGCCGTGATGAACACATCCTTGGTGCCGGCACTAAAGTTGACGGGCGATCCTGCGTTCGACGACCGCAACACGGTGCCGCGGGCGATGGCCGGCGTGGCGCTGACGTAGCTGCCCAGGCCCAGCTCCCATTCATTCAAGGTGCGATGAACGACCGCATAAAAGAACGTGTCGGCATTCGCCGCCGCGGCGCTGAATGCGATAAACCCCGATACCGCGCCGGCCAGCGTCAGGTTGCCGGTGCCGGTCGAGGTCGTGGTCTCGCGTACGCGGTCAGCGTGAACGTGCATGGCTGCGGATCAGTTGTCGATCTGGATGGTCAGCGCGCCGGCGGCAAAACTCGGCGCGGCGTCGCCGTTGTTGATGGTCTTCGACACGGTCAACGCCTGGCACAGCAGCATGTTCCCGGAAGTCGATGCGTCGAAGATCCCGAAGTGCGTCACCGTTCCCCAGTTCGCTGTCGGTGCGGGGAACGTGATGGCCGATGAGTTGCTGGTCGTGCCCGAGGTGCCCGTCGAAACGCCGGTACCGGAGTTCTGGGTGTTGGCCCAGTTCGTGCCGTTTGAGGTGACCGCCACGCGCGCGTAGCTGCCGCCGGAGACCTCGGTGCCGGTGCTGGAGTCGGAGCAGGCCGCGGTGTGCAGGCTGACGTACAGCGTGGAGGGCGCGGTGTAGGACGTGCCACGAAAAAGGTGGTCGATAATCTTGTTTTCGAGGTAGTCCGTTAGCGGACCGGCGTGCGCCGGCAACGCGGTGATGGCAACGGCGGCGAGCAGCGCCAGCAGCGCGCTGCGGAATTTAAGCGTGAGTCGTTTCATGTGCAGTCTCCGTGTGGTTTCATTTCATTTACAGGCTGCGATCAGCTCGATTTCGTATGCCTTGCGCTGCTCGCGCTCGGCGAAGCACATGCGCGCCTGCTCGTGCAGCGGTGCGCCCAGCGGCAGATGGTTGACGGCGAAGTCGGGCCGCGGCGGCAGATCGCGCTTCGCTTCGACCTTGACCGGGATCTCGACGCGCACGACGTCCGGCGCGATCGGCGTTTGCGGCGGCGTTGCGCAGCCGGCTGCCGCCATCAGCCACAGAGCAGCGGCAGCCCTCATGGCGCGGCCCTCTCTTTTCTCAGCAGCCCGTCGATGTACAGGCGCGTGGCCTCGGCCGGGTCCTGGCCCGGCGGCGGCTGGTAGCGCGCGATCTCGCGTGCCTGGTCCTTGTGCGGTTGCGCCGTTCTCGCGGCGGCCTGGCGCTCGGCGGCCAGCACGCGCTCGGCCTCCAGCTGGGCGTCGATCAGCCTGGCGATGGCTTGAGTCTGCTCGCCGGTGAACTTCTTGAGATCGTCGAACTTCGCCGACCAGCCGCGGACCTTGTCCCGCTCGAGCGCCAGCTTTGACTTCGCTTCGATGGCGTCGGCGCGGGCAACGTTGCGCTCGATCATCATCACGCTGCCCCAGGCGCCGACGGCAAGGACTGCAACAAGGCCGGCGACGCCGGCCCCGAATGCGAGCTTGCCGGAGATAAGGTCCGGGATCACGGCGAACCCCCGAGGGTCATGCGCTGCTCGGTGATCTTGCGCATGACGGCATTGATCACCGGCAGCGCGGCGGCGATGACGGCGTAGAAGTTCACCGGCAGCAGCGGCTGCACCACGCCCAGCACCGACTCAGCCGCGGCGAGCGCGGCGATCACGGCGTTGATGGCGAGCGTGCGGCTGCGCCGGCAAGCGCCTTCGCAGCCGGCGTCGATGCGCGAATACCACCACATCAGCGCCAGCACCACGGCGACGACGACGAGGATGACCTTGAGGACTAGATGCACGACAGGGCCTCGCGTTTATTCGATTGCTCAAGCAGCTCGCGCACGCGGGTCTCCAGCTGCTGGATGCGCGCTTCCTGGCGTTCGATGACCTCTGCCGCCTGGCGCAGCAATTCCAGTTCGACGATGGCAAATTGCCGGGACTGCGGTGGCGGGCCGGTCTCGGCGCCGGCGGCCGTGGTGGCGATCAGCAGGGACGCGGCGAGGATGACCATGCCGGTACCGGCGCCGGCGAGTGCGGGACCGGCCGGCTCCAGGCGCTGGCGGCAGCCGATCGCGATCATGGCCAGCCCGAGGATCAGCAGTGCGATGCCGGCGGTCATGACATGCCCTTGTATTTGCGGAACGCGTCGCGGATGCGCTCGGCGTAGTCGTTCGGCCGCGGGCCGTTGTAGACCTTTTTGAAATCCTGCCAGCGGTGGTCGCGCAGCTCGTCGGCCAGGCCCATCGCCTTGATGACGTTGACGAAGCAGTCGAGGTGTGCGCCCTCGCTGCGATACATGCGGTTGATGAAGTCCTGCAGGCTGGAGGCGCCGGCGATGCGCCAGTTGAATCCCATGATCTGGAAGCGACCCCAGCTCGCGCTCATCAGCGCGGCATCACGGTTCAGCGCGACGGCTTTTTGCAGGCGCTTGTGTTCCGCCGGGCCGCCGACATAGAGCGCCGGGTTGTAGCGCGGGCTGCTGATGTCCGGGTGCGTGGCGTCGAAGGCGCGGGCGGTCAGTCTGCTGAACCAGTGGGCCTCGAACAGGATCTTCGGCGCGATGCCGTCGGGGTCGAAGCCGCCGCCGGGCGCTTCGACATCGGCGACGGCGCGGATCGCCTCGGGCTCGCAGCCCAGTGCGGCGGCTGCGCGCTCGAAGTCGTCTGGTCCGATTACTTTGGGGTCATTGCGACGCATGCCGCCGATGTTGGCGGCAGCGCGCCGGAAACTCTTTTAACCGGCGTTAATTCTTGCCGGAGGCGGGATTCGTTGCGGCGGAGGATACCACTCTGGCTTCGGCAAACAAGCGGCCCTGGTCGCGCTCGCGCACCAGCCGGGCCATTTTGCCGACGACGCGGTAGACGTGAACCAGCGTCACGCCGAACTCCCGCACCAGGTCTTCGTGGTTGTGGCCGTTGAACTTCTGCCACATCTGCTCGTCGCGTTGCGAGATTTCGTATTCCCTCCCGATGGGGATGTAGACCTGCTGCCCGCCCCAATGCTTGCGGACGCATTCAGCGATCTTGAACGCGACTGTGCGCGCCTGGGTATCCGGAAGTCCCTCGGCACGCAGCAACTGCTCAGCGCGGGCGGCGAGGTCGGACAGCAGTTCCGGGTAGGCGGCTTCGCTCACACGCCACGTCCTTTGGTGCGCGCAGCGTCCTTGTTCAGCGCCGCGACGATCGCATGCAGTTGATCCGGCGAGCAAAACTCCAGCCTTTCCACGTGAAACATCTGGCGCGCAATGCCCTCGGCATACGCCTTGCCGCGGCCTGCGGATTTCAGTTGCATGATGATCTTGCGCAGCAGCGGCTTGCGGTCGGGGCTGGCCTGGTCCACCCATGCCCATTCCGACGGCCGCGGCTTCGAAGGTTTGCCGGGTTTGAAGCCGAGCGCGCGCAGCCGCGCCAGCACGCGCTGTCTGCCTGTCCAGTCCAGGTCGCCCGCGCTTCTGACGCGAGCGACGGTGAATAGCATCGCCTCATAGACCTCTCTATCCATGCCGAGCTGCTTCGCGGCGATGTGAATCGCCGCGAGGTCTCGTCGTTTCTGATCGGGGTCAACAATCTTCATGGTGAAACCCTTGGTTGCGCTCGGCGGCGCGCTGGTCCAGCAGCCGGATGTATTCCCGCCAGTGCGCGTTGGCCTGCTCGATGTCGCCGCGGTGGTCGGCCGCGATGGACGCAGCGAGCGCGGCCTTGATCTGACGTTCGATTTCGTCGCTGCTCACGCGAAGTGCCTTTCATAAATCCGGTCGATGACCGCGATCTGCTTTTCGGTAATGCCGCGTGTGTCTTCTCCGTTCTTCGACCAGCCCACCACGGATCTGATGAAGTCGGTCTCCCAGGCGTTGATGTCCCTGGTGCCGACGAGCCCGCCCAGCTGCTTGATCTTGGCACCAAGGGAAACGAGGCGTGGCATCAGCCGGCCCTCCGGTTTTCCTGCCGGTCTACGATGCGCGGGCTGTGCCACACCAGATGCCGGCGGATATTGCTTACCCACTGCGCGGCGAGATCGTGGCTCTCGGTGAAGCCGTAGGCGCGCCAGGTGCCCATGCCGTCGCGGTAGCGCACTTCATAACGCTGGCCGCGGTCCTGGTGGCCGTAGAGTTGGCGGAAGCCGGACTTTTGCGAGTTGCGGCGCCGAGCCTCGCGATTGATGCCGGACATCAGCGCCATCCTCCGGTTTTGGAATGGAAACCGGCCGGCACGCGCTTGAGGCCACGCAGCGTCATCATGTAAAAGTCCTCCGTTTGGTGATGTGCCAGCCCTGGCACAGCGGGCACGGGTAGGTGCGCAGTGCGAGGCCGCGCTGGCGCGTGGCGCGCGCGGCGACGCGTTCGGCGAGTTTTTCGTTAGTGTAACGGCGCTTGTTCTTGCAGCCGTGCACGACGCTGTAGCGGTCGCCGGGATCGCGCGGGGCCTTGCTGTGGGCGGCGTATTTATTCATCAATGCTCGGCCTCCTCTTCGGCGGATTCCTTGAGCAGCGCGGAGACCAGGGCGTCGACTTCGCTCGCGGTGTCCTTGACGAAAACGACGTCGCCGGCGCCGGTGATCTCGATGCCGAGGCGCTTCAAGTCGGCGGCCGACAGGTCGTAGACGGCGGGCTTGTGCACTTTCTCCTCGACGCGGACCAGCAGCTCGGCCTGGTCCTTCGGCAGTTGCGCGCGGATGCGCTTGATGACGGCGGCCTCGTCGGCGAAGGTCACGGTGCCCTTGGCCTTCTGGTAGCCGATCTTGATGCCGTGAAAGGTGCGCGAGCGCGGTTTCTCGAACAGCTCGGGCACTGCGGCGACGCTGGCGCGCAGTGCGGCTTCGGCGTCCTTGCAGACGGCGACGCAGGCGCGGATTTCACGGATATGCTGCCGTTTGAGGGCGTCGATCTTCGACGTCAACGATCCGACATGCTCGGCGAGTTGCCCGCGTGCCGCGGCGTAGGTCTCGACGAGCTTTTCAAGCGTGCTTAAAGTCGGTTTTTCGAGATGTTCAGCTTTGCCCATCGGTGCTTCCTTTCAATCAGTCCCGGCCATCGAGCGCGGCATTGCTGCCGGGGCCGGACGCAAAATCAGGTTTTCAGCCGCATCTGCCCGAGCAGGTCCGGCAGAGTCAGCTTGCGCAGAGATGCCTCCAGCGTCAGCGAGTGCAGCGCACGGCTGCGCAGGAACTTGCAGGTGTCCTCCACCTCGGTGTCAGTCGCGGCGATGAAGTAGCCGGTCTTCGGGTGGCCGCAGACCGCGATGCCTTCCATGCGCAGTTCGGTCACCAGCGACCGGACGTGGCGCTTGGTGGTGCAGAGCTGGACGGCCAGCGCTTCGGCGGTGATGCCGTTGCCGGCGCCGACGTGGCGCTGCAGCGTGGTCAATGCCTGATGCTTGTTGGCGATCATCGTCCGCCCTCCAGTCGATGCACGCGGCCCAGCGGCGGCGTGACGTTTCGGTTCATGCCCAGCGCGCCGGCGAGCGCTCTGTGGTCGTAATGCGGCGCGCCCCTGGCCGTGCGCACCGCGCCGTCGTCGGGCCTGGTGTAGATGGCGAAGGCCTGCCCGCGTTGCGTGAGCCACCACTCATAGCCGCCACCCGATCCGCGGCGGCGATCGCGCTCAGCGTGCCCGTTCTCGCGCATGCGGTTCAACCAGTAGCTGACGGCTTCCCGGTGTACGCCCAGCTCGCGCGCGATCCGCGTGGCCGAGTTGCGGCCTTCGAGGATCAGCATCGCGCGGGCAACGGCGTAGTCGGTCAGCGCGCTCACGCGATGGCCTCGACCAGTGCGACGGCGCGTTCTTGCTGCTCCAGCGCGGCGTCCATGTCATCGCCAGCGTCCAGCTTGGCGAGCGCCTCGCGGATTTTATGGACTTTGCTCATGCTTGCCTTTCCGCGGCATCGAGCCGCTGTTGAAGTTCGCGCTGGCGCGGCAGCAGGGTGTCTCCGGCCAGCGCGGCGCAGATCCGGTACGGCCGGGCGATGAATTGCTCGAACGTGCAGAACCGGCGGATGCAGGGGTTGGCGGTAAAGATCTCGCCCCAGCGCTCGAGGTGTTCGTCGCTGTAGGTCATGACGCCCTCCGGGTGATGCGCGAGACCTTGCGGCGCGATTCCTCCTCGGCTTCGAGGCGGCGCTGCTCTTCGGCCTTCTGTTGCCGGCGGATGCGCGCGAAGGTCTTGCGGATGTCGGTCGCCGCGGCCGGCACGTAACGGAACTCCCTGTTGAGGATGTTGCTCATGCGGACCTCCTGATCTGGTTGGCACAGCGGGGACAGGCGCGCCGGAGTTCGACACGCACGGCATTGGTGGCGGCGTATGGGCGGGACTGTTCATCGACGCACTGGCGCTTGCTGATTTCGCCCAGCACCGGGCACAGCACATGCTCATGCATCAGTTCGCCACGGACTTTCTGCTCGATCTTGTCCATCCGGCCGGCGTAGGCGTTGCCCAATGTGGCGCTGATGACCGGGCTGCTGTAACCGAGCTTCCTGGCCATGACGGTCTGCCCGAACTGGTCGCAGGCTTCGGCGAGGGCGATGACCCAGTCGGGTGCGGCCGCGCCCCAGTGGCGGCGCGCGCGGTCGACGTTGGTGTCGTTTTTCTCGTTCATTGATCAGCCTTTTTCGGGTCGTAAACGATCTCCCCGGTGTTGCCGTCCATCACCTGTTTTTGCGCGGTGATCATCGGTGCGCGCGGGCCGGTGTATCGCGACTTGACGAAGCGATACAGACGCTCGGCCCCGCGGCCGCCAGCCGATTCCTTCGTGACCTGCAGGTAACCGGCTCGGGCCAGTTCGCGGGCGTAGCGTTTAGCGGTGGCGTGTTCGACGACGTGCGCCTCGGTCGAGGCCGCGATCGACAGCTCGCGCGCGCCGAATTCGCCCTTGAGGGCGCGCATGGCTCGCCACATCTGCGCGCAGCCGATGCCTTGGGTGACGGGCCTGCCTTGCTTGTCCACGCGCGGCGCTTCGACGCCGACGTCCTTGACCAGGCGGAACCAGCGCAGCTCGCGCACCGGGCGATCGATCGGGCGCGCGCCGGCGTCTTCGAGGATGCCGGCGGCGGTCAGTCCCCGGATGTAGTCGATGGTCGAGTCGGCACGGGCGGCGCCGCCGAGGTCGAGCGCTTCGTCACCGCGCACGCCGGCCAGCAGCATGATCTCGGCGACGGAGAACGGTTCGCCGCAGCGGAAGCGGCGCATCGCGGCCCACAGCCGGTCGCGCGGGGTCAGCGCGCCGGCGCGTTCGAGTCGGGCGGGTTTACGCATGGCGGACGTCCGTGTTCATGAGGTCCTCCGCACCGGTGCGTCGCCGCTGTAGAGGGCACGCTTGCCCCAGCCGTCGGCGTCGATCTTCTTGAGGCCGTGTTTTTGGCAGTGGTCGCGGATCATATCGAGGTTGACGCAGATCCGGCGCGCTACGCCGCGGGAAACGTCACGCACGCGGCTGAGCAGTTCGGCGTCGACCTCGATGCCGGGGCAGTAATGCGCGGCAAGCTTGCGCGTGTCGTCGATGTTGGCCGGCTGCGCGAGTTCCCACACCAGGACGCGGTTGTGGAACCGCTCGAGCCGCAGCAGGTTGCGCGGCATGTTCTCTTCGCCGATCAGCAGGATGCTGGTACGGCCGGCTTCGTGCAGGTCGCGCAGCAGGTTGATGGTCTTGCTTTCGACGAGATAGTCGCCTTCGTCGATGATCAGAGGCCGCTGCGACAGGTCCAGCTGTTCGGCGGCCTGACTCATCATGCCGGCGAGCGTGCGTGCCGGCCGGATGCCCATCTCGGTGAGGATGGCCTCGGCAAAGGACTTGCGGGTGAAGTAGCTGCGGCATTCAACATAGAAGCCATTGAACTTGTTGGCGCAGTAGCTCGCAGCCATGCTCTTGCCGTAGCCGCTGGGGCCGGTGAAGGCGACGATGCCGGGCAGGTTCGGTTCACGATTGATGGCGCGCTCGAGGGCGCGAGAACACAGGATGATGTTCTGTAGTCCGGCCCACCGCCCGCCGGGGTTGACGGGGTGGGTTTTATTTTCGATATTCACGATGTTGCCCATTCGCATCTCCTTGTTGTGGTGGGTGACCGGCGCCGGGCTGTTGCTGCAGCTGCGGCGCATTCCGTTAAGCCTGTCTCAAATCGGGAAAATCCTCGGCCAGCTTTTCCATCGCCGACCATTCATCGCTGCCGTGATACGCGCGGTGCCACTGCGCGTCCTCTTCGCTGAGCGCTTCGCCGGCATCGATGCGCGCCTGCAGGGCGTTCCAGCGCTTGTAGTTGAACTCCGGGTTGTCGATCGCGGTGACGCGCTGTTGCGCAGCAGGCGCGGCCAGCTCGCGGTCGAGTTCGGCCATCGCGGCGCGTTCCTCGTCGTCGAGTTCGCGTGAGTGCGGTGCGGGACGTGCCAGTGGATCGCGGAACTCGCCGCGGACGACCTTGCCGGACGCAGCCGCCGGCGCCGGGATCGCGACCGGACCTGACGTGGCGTAGGCTTTGGCGGCGTCGAGAACGGTCATGCGGATCTCGGCCTTGGCCAGTGTTTTGCTGGCGCGCAGGAAGGTCTGGCGGGCGCGGCTGTGTTCGCGGCCGGCGTTGGCGTCGTTGAAGCCCGCGGCCTGCACGCATTCGGCGAAGCAGATGTAGCGGCCGTCGATGGTGTAGACGTGGACGCCCTCGTGCAGGCGCGCTGGGTCGAAGCGCGCGACCACCTGGCGGCCGGCGTGTTCGGTCATCTCCGGCGACCAATAGCGGTTGGCGACGCGCTCGCCGACCACGCGGCCGGCGTCGAGGGTGACCTCGCCGTTCTTGCTGCTGGCGCGCACCGGCTCGGTGGCGAGCAGCCACAGGCGGCGCTGCGCTTCGGTGGGCCGACGGATCACGGCTTGCGACGCAGCGAAGGACTCGTCGAACACGGCGTCGAAGGAACGGCCCTGGTGCATGGCGCCGCGGCGGCCGGTGCGGGCGTTGAAAGCTGCGATTTCGCGTGCAATGACCTGCTCGAGTACGGCGAGATCGATGCACTTCGTCTTGCCGTCATACTCGGGTTTATTGATCGGACTGGCGCCAGTCCAGCAGCCGGCGAGTTCTGGCGATTTGTCGACGTATTCGCCGATGCCGCCGGTGCCGAACACGCGCTCGACCGGCTTGGCCTGGCCGTGTCCCGGCGTCGCCCAGGACACGCGCACGCTCATCAGCGCGAAGACGCCGAGCGGCTCATCCTCGCGGACCTTGAAGCGGAATCGGTGCTTGACCCCGCCGGACATGGTCTTGTTGGCCGCGGCTAGCGTGTTGTCCAGCGTGACCTGCTCGGGAATGCCGTATTTTTCGACAACGTCGCCAAAGGACAGGCGGATGACGTCAGTGTGTTCGGTCTTGTCGGTGCGCCAGCCGATGATCTTGCTGCTGTATACGTCCTGCCACACCCAGGTCTTGGCGCGCAAGACTTCGCCATCGGGAAACCTGACCCACACGTTGTGCTTGTAGCCGTCGCCGTTGATGATCTCGAGGGCGCGCAGCGCGGATTTCAGCCGCTGTTGCGCGGGATAGAGCTGCTTGGCGGCGGTCGGTCCTTTACGGCTCAGCTCCTTGATGACGCGAGGCAGCTTCTCGAGGCGGCGCTGCAGGGTGCGCGTGGACGGCAGAATCCAGCCGCGTTCGGCGGCGATCTTCTGCAGGCGGAATATGCAGGCCGCGGCGGTCGGCTGCTCGCGACGCAGGTAGTCGGCCTTGAGCAGTTCCCAGGCTTCTGCGTCCATCTCGGCGCGCGCGGTGCGGCCGGCGTAACCGTCGGCGAGAAAATACAGCCAAGCATGCGACGGCACGTTTTTGATGTCCTTGCGCCACCGCCACAAGGTCGCAGCGGGCACCCCGAGGCGCAACTCAATCGCCTCCGCTGCCACGCCGGGTGTTGTGCCCGCATCGATGGCTTCGTGGTAGGCGCACACTACCGCGTGCTTGCGTTCGGCGCGGCGCTTGGATTTCGCGGGCCGCGACTCATACCACGCGGCGCGAGCCTCGATGTCAGAGTCGCTTAGCTGCCTTCGAGGAGCATCCCGAGATTCGGTGATATCACATCGATCATGCCCGCCATGAACCACCGCGCCGTCGTCCTGCCCAGCGCTGTGGGCTGCAGCTCCCCGTCCTCCATCTCGATGAATCCCAGTTCCAGTAACGTGCTCTCGCCCGCGTCGCGGCCGAATGTCGATCCGATTCCCAGGTCGTTGTAGCTGCCCAGCGTGAGCGCCACCAGAATCATGGCTTGCCGATGCGTCAGTTGAGTCTCGACATCTATCATCCGATAGATTTCCGCTTCTTTCGTCTCGTTTATTTTCATGCTGTTCTCCTTGAGTGAGAATAGCCACTTGAAGCTCTGGCGGCAGTGATGCAAACAGGTATTCGCGGCGGATGCCGCGGCGGCCGCCCTGGCACGGCACATCGCGCGCTACCGACTTTTCACGGTCTAGCCTCACTCGCATGCGATATTCGCTGGTCGGAAACCCGGGCACCTTGAGGGCCGCGAGTTCGGAAGCGGAGTAAGAATCTTTTATTGTTGTTTTTTTCATGCCTTCCTCACTTGTTTCATGCGCAGCCGCAGCGCCTTCTCGCGCTCGTTAAGTTCGGTTTTCGCCTGCTGGATTTTCCCCATCTCGGCGAGCAGCGCGTCCTCGCCCACCAGCACCCTGCAACCGCGTTTGCGTCCGAGCAGTTCCTGCAGGCAGACGGTGTCGCACGCAGCCTCGAAGGCCGCGGCATACTCGAACGGAAAGCGCCAGGGCGCCTTGCTCTCCGCAGTCCAGGCATCGAGCATCGACTTGCTGATGTCCTGCCCGGTGAGTTCGCTCATGCGCGCGGCGACTTCGTGCCGCGAGAGCGGGGTTTTTTTTAGTGCGTCGGAGAGCGCATAGCGCAGCTCGGTCGCGTAGTCCAGGCTGCCGCCGGTGAGCTCCGGTGACGCCGGCACATCGAACATGTCGATAGTGCGGGTGTCGGCGGCGCGGCGGGTCATTGTGTCGGCTCCTGCAGGGAAAACCGTTTTGCCGGGTCGGCCTTGACGGCTGCTTTCAGCTTCGCCCCCACGCGCTGGAGTGCGCTCTTGCTGATGCGATGCCCGCGGCGGCGCAGATCGTCCTGCAGCTCGATGTAGCCCGAGAACCCATTGGCCATCAATTTGGCCTCAACTTCCAGCTGCACCGCGAGCGGGAGGGCGTAGAAGCGGTTGACGCGCGGCATGTCTATGCCGCCTCGTCCGAATGGACATTGACAGCGCCGGGGCGGGTGCTACCCTTCCGCTTGTAACGCCCGAGACCGCGCTCACCTCGCCCGCTTTTGGGACGACCGTCCGAGTGGTACCGCGAGGGCCAGATTTGATGAGGCTGAACACCCAGCGCCTCAGCGATGATGCGTTCGGCTTTGGGCCACGGCATGGTGATCGCCAGTCGCAGCGAGCCGCTCTTGTAGCCGTGCTCGCGCGATAGTCTCTGCATGCTCGTGCCGAGCTTCCAGAGACCGCAGATGATGTCGGCTTTGTGCCAGTCCTTTGAGGCTGGTTTTTTAGGGGTGGAAATTATGCTGTTTGTTTTATCCAT